GGCCTGGAAGACCCACGGGGCCTAGAATAGGTAAGTATGGCAATCCCAATAGTACCGGGAAAAAAAGGACTGACCAATGGTTCAAATGATACTGCTGTCCATTTATGTACACCCCTTCCCATATTTAGGAGGGAAAAGGTCTGTCTTGCGCGGCTTGATATGTCAAGCACAAAGAGTTGCATTTTAGGACAGACAGACAGTGACTATGGGAACCATATGCGTTTACTCGGAATTGACGAAGGGGAACCGTTTGGTTTTGATGTTCCGAATGATCCGCAAAGCCTTATAATTGGTCGCTATGCTAGGCTTAAAGCGGAATGGAAACGGGTGTTAAAGGGGGTGCAATAATGGACGCAGGTTACAAAGTCTTATCAAATAAAAAATGGTTCGGTCCTGGTTACTGCGGTATCTGTGGCCAAAGGGATCCCGATTCGACGTACTCTCCATTGATTCCTAAAATGGTTAGGTACTGGTGTCCAGACGACGGCTGGAAGACGGGGGTTCTCTGCTCGGGATGTGCTGAAGATTGCAAGGACCGCGGACCACGGCGGGGAGATTATGCATACCAGGATGCAAGCAACGGTGAAACCATAGACAGCTTGAACGAAGTGCTAGGCGATGACCAAGACGGTTTCCATTCTGAACTGGAGGACTTTGGTATTACCAAGTACCGCGGGGGCCATAGGTAGGTTAGTGCCTTGAATGGACGGGGATCCTATTCCCGTTCCTCCAGGTCTATTGACTTATAAGGGGGTATCCGTCTGGACGCGGTATTGTCCGCCAATAACGACAAAGGGGGTTACGATGTTACTAGATAAACGTAGCTTGTTGATGGCAAAGTCGGCGAGCAAAGACGAAACGCGGATGGCTTTGGCGGGGGTTCGCATTGAAGCGGACGGTTCTGGGGTTGCCACGGATGGACATATTCTTTTTAAGTTCACGCCTGATGCGGTAGCCGTTATGGACCCTAAAGACTATCCGCACCTGGAGGGTGTGGACCCTGTTATATGGGGAGGAGTGAATACCTTGAAACCCTTCACCATTCCAACCAAGGACGCGCTAGACATTGCCAAAGCAATACCGAAACGCAGTTGTTTGCCGGTCCTGGAGTTCATCGCGCTAGATGAACAGAAGACCAATGACAACGGATCCGCCTGTTTTGGCGTTACCGACCTGGAATCTCCCCGCGTATTTTCCCCGCGAAAAATTGACATGGACTTTCCAGACTATGAGAAGTGTTATCCAAAGGCGGGGAATCATCCCACGGCGGTTGTAGGTCTCGGGATTGATGTTCTTGAAAAGGCTGTCCAGACATTGAAGGCCGCGGGGGTTGAGTCCATCCGCCTGGAGATAAGGGATCCTCTATCCGCCGTAGTGGTAACGTCTGACTTGATTAACAACGGCGGTAAAGTAACTGGCCTGATAATGCCGCGAAAGTTGGGGGGGTAACTATGGCAAAGTCAGACAAGGAACGAAAAACAGAGGGGTTTAATCGGTTGCGCGAACTCCTAAAGCCTGGAGACACCGTTTACACTAAACTTTGTTCCGTATCCAGGTCAGGGATGTTTCGCCGTTTGGATGTTTTTGTTTTCAAAGATAACGAACCTGTATGGTTGACGGGTTCCGTGGCTCCAGTGATAGAGGCCAGATATTCTATGAAGGACTGGCAAAGTTCGGCGGGTCTAGGTGTGTCTGGTTGCGGTATGGATATGGGTTTCCACGTTGTCCACGAACTATCCTACGCGCTATTTAAGGACGGGTTCGAGTGTATCGGTGAAAAGTGTCCATCCAACGACCATAGCAATGGGGACCGCGATTTTACTCCCCATCAACATAGCGATGGCGGGTATGCTTTAAGGCATAAATGGCTATGACCCCCGCACCATGGACCGTCAAACGGCTGGCTGGCACCGATACAATACTTGTGAAAGGTCCAGGCGGAGAGACCATCGCGGAGATAGACGCGGGGAGTCCTAACGCTATGGCGAACGCGGAAGCGATCCGGTTGACTCCGGAAGTCCTGGACGCGGTTCGGGTGTTCCTGGAGGATATTAACAGGGCGAAAGGAGGGTAAGACGTGGGGAGTCGGGGGAGTCTCGGGGGAGGCTCCCCCCCCTTTGGCCCTGCCCTGGCCCATGGATCACCCCATTATGAGATTTTCACCCGTGAGTTCATGGGAAAAAGCAATATGACGGCTGCAAAAATTCCCAAGTTGGTACAAAAAATAAATCTGTGCATCGGCTACCAAAATGGCTGTATGTGTGGGGATTGCTGGAGTGCTGATACAATCGAGAAAGCGTGGATGAGGATTCGGAAACGCAGGCGAAATCGAACCAAGGGAGGTTACAATGCGTCAAATTCTATTGATTGTGCTTTTTGTTTTGTTAAGCGGAGGGGTGGCAGTTGCTTACTGCACCACACATAGCATCTGGGCAGGTGGCAAGCTGATAACTTGTCAGACCTGTTGCTACCCGTACACGGGCTGCTTTACAACGTGCATACCATGAAAGGGGTTCTATGAAGTTAGATTTTGATTGGTTACGTCGCAACAACAAGAGTTTCACGGGTAATCACGCAGATTTTAAAGACTATCTTGAGTGGCGCGACAGACAAGTTTGTATTGGCTGCGGCAAAAAGGTATCAGAGCGGCCCCGTGATGAGAATGGTTACTGTCTGGATATGTGGTTGACCGAAACAGAGTGCATGGATTGTTATAAACTGAGATGAGGAGGGTTTTTATGCAAGCGGAAAAGTTGACGTTTAAGAACAAGGCTGAATGGCTGAGTGAGCGAAAGAACGGGATTGGCGGCTCTGACAGTCCCGTAATCCTGGGGGTCAGCCCCTTCAAGGGGAAGTTAGACCTCTGGGCGGAGAAGCGGGGTCTGGTGGATGGTGCGGAGGAAACCGAGGCAATGCGTTGGGGTACTAGGCTCCAGGAGGCCATCAGGCAGGGATATGAGGAGGATACGCGGAGGGCGGTACTCGATCAGGGTATCCACACCTTTGTAAACAAGCAATTTGATTACATAAGGGCGAGCGTGGACGGGTTGATTGTCCCACTAAAAGGACAGAACCATCCCTGGATCTGGGAAGCCAAGTCCACGGGCTATGTCACTGAGCGCGACCTGGCGGATGATTTCCCCCTCCATTGGGAAGTCCAGGTGCAGCATGAGATGTTCGCCCTGGGGCTGTCCAATGCTTCCCTGGCCGTCCTGGTCAGGGGAAACAAGCTCCGATGGAAGGATATGGAGCGAAACGATGCGTTTATTGAGGAAATGCTCAAGAGAGAGATAGCTTTTTGGGAATCTGTGGTCAAGGGGGTGGCACCCGAGGCCGATGATAAGGAGTCCACGGCGCGTACATTGTCTAGGCTGTACCCCAAGGATACGGGCCACAGGCTCTCTCTGCCCTCAGAAGCGGCTTCATGCGATTGGAAGAGGCAGGAGGCCATCGAAGCGATAAAAGACGCTGAGAGCCAAAAGAGAGAGGCTGAGAACCATATCAAGCAAATGATGGGTGATGCCACCTTTGGCAATCTTCCCGGTGGCATTGAGTATTCCTGGAAATGGGGTCAGCGAAAGGGCTATGAGGTCAAGGAAAGTGAGTTCCGAACATTAAGGAGAAAGGGGTAAAATATGAGTGAAATCACATCACTAGCAGTTAAGGCAGACACGGTTAAGGATTTTATGGTCAAGCATCAGAGGCTCCTCCAGGATGCGTTGCCGGTCCATCTGAAAAAGGATTGGGAGAGGTTCGTCAGGCTGGCCATGGGCGCAATGACAAGGAATCCAACACTTTACGAGTGTTCCCCGAGGTCGCTTATGGGGGCTGTTCTCCAATGCGCCCAACTCGGGCTGGAGCCTGACGACATCAGAGGTCATGCGTACCTGCTCCCGTTCAGGGTCCAGGGAAAAATGGAGGTTGTATTGGTCCCAGGCTACAAGGGCCTTATGGACCTGGCGCGGCGGTCTGGAGACATCAGTTACATGAAGGCCGATGTGGTCTATTCCAAGGACATTTTCACGTTCAGCTACGGTGCAGGAGCCAAAGAAACCTATGAGCATATCCCTAGCAACGATATGCAACCTGGGGAATTGGTTTACGCCTATGCCAAAGCGCATTACAAGGACGGCACGGAACAGTTCATTGTGATGAACAAGCGGCAAGTCCATGAACGCATGGGCAAGTCGCCCTCCGCCCGATCTGGGCGCAACTCCCCCTGGCAGACAGACACCGAGGCCATGTGGCGTAAAACGGCTATCCGCGCATTGGCAACTTTTCTCCCCTCCAGCGCAGAGGATTTGCACAGGGCGGTAGGGCTGGAGGATCGTGCCGAGGCCGGTCTCAGCCAGGGATTGAGCGATCTGGTCCCTATGGAGGAGACAGAAAAGCCCCCATTGGACAAGCTGACGGAGAAAATGAAAGAGAAGCCAGCCAAGGTCACTAAAAGCATCAGGATTTCAGATAAGAGCGACAAAGTTCTTGATGCGAGTAATCCCGAGCCTCCCGACAATGTTTGGCCAGATGGCGAAACGCCACAGCATAGCGAAACCGAAAACCCTAGCGTTTTGACGATAACGGAGTTCGCAGACGAAATTGCGTACTATACCAAGGCGCAGATGGCGGATACCAATTTGCTGAGTGGTCTGCTGGCAAGGGTATCAAAGAACGACAATACGCCAGCCATTGTCGTATGGAACAATCGCAGAGCGGTGGTAATGAAGGAGGGTTCCGATGCGAAAGAATAACGCAAAGTTAAGCGTGGCATTTCTTACACCGTTGCAGCGATTAATCTATCTCTGTATGGACACAACAAAAGGGGACCTAAAGCGGCTGGAGGCGGACCAATGGCAAAATCGGATACTAAAAAGCAAAGCGAGTGGGATCCAGATGATAAAGACCTCCAAGAGTTGATACGGAGGCAATACCCGATTCCGTTTACGGCCCTGAATGACCCTCAATGGTGGGAGGCCGTGGCAGAAAGCATCAATGGTGTTGACATAGAGTTCCTGACCAAAGAGTTCGGTAAAATGAAAGCGTGGCTGCTTGAAAACGCATACAGGATGCCGAGTTCACCGAGGGGCTGGAAACGGTTTGTAAGATCATGGCTGGAAAGAGCCTATGAGAAAGAGAGGATTAAGAAATGAGCGTAAAACGATCACCACGATCTAAACCCAAGCGGAATCAACCCGTGGTGGAAATGGTAGTCGATGAGACACCCGTGGCACCCGAGAAGGCAAGGCAAGCGTTTAGGCTAATGCGTATGAGACTTGAGCATAAGATGACCCAAAAGGAACTTGAGAACAAAATTGGCGCGTTGTTTGGGTTTGAGTATGCGGAGAAAAACGGATGGACGAAGAAAGACCAATCAACGATTCCTGGGGCCTCGTAATTACAGGCAATCAGGAAGACCCCTGTGGCAATCCGATTCCCTATGAACGGATGACCCAAAGGAACAAGTGGCTACCAAGGAACAAACGATATTTCTCCTGGAAACGCTATATCATCGAGAGTTGGATTGAGAAGTATTACCGGCCTCCCGATTTCTTAGCAGGAGTGGCGTATAGGCTAGACGTTAAATGCTATTTCAAGGGGGAAGCCCATGCCGACCCCGAAAATATTAGGAAAGGAGTGCAAGATGCTTTATTCAGTAACGACAAACACATTTGGGGCCTCGTCTCGTTCGCCCACACTGAAAACTGCCCCTCTGTCAAAATCACGGTCAAAAAGGAAGCCCCGTCACAACTTTGGGACTAAACAACAACCCGAGGTTGATGTCAAAGAGTGCGCGAATGTAAGGTGTGAGCAGATGTTTGTGGCCAACAGACCGTGGCAGAAGTTTTGTAAGCCGGGATGCAGGACGGCCGGGTTCTATCAGGCCAAGATAAGAGAGGCGATTAGGGAAGCCAAGTCAACTAATCTGTAACCCTATGGAAAGGGGGCTGCTCCAATCAGGCGGCCCCCGAGACTCTTTATCAACTCCGTAACGGCCTTTTGCTGCTCCGTCAATGCGTTCTGTTGTTGTGTCATGGCGGCAAACGCAGCCTCGGGAGTGCCAGACTTAGCGACTTTCAATCGCCACACTTTGACAATTACGCCACTGTTAGCATCAAGTTCCTGAATCTCGACATCAATTCCCATATGTTCCTTGCCACTGACGTACCGGAACTTCCGCCCATCTGCGAACTCCAGGACCGCCTCTGTCGTTGCTGTCTGTAATGGGGCAACGCTGCATCCTGCGAGAATGAAAAACAACAACACTGTTACTATCATGGTGTCTCCAGCCGTTTCTCGAATTTGCCCACAGTCTTGTCTGTCTTGGCTTTTTCTGCCTTTAAGTCCCGTAAACCTTGCTCGTAATACTTGAACCATTCGGCTTTCTCGCTCACGTTCTTTAGCATCTCGCGCTTTTGCTGCTGCAACGCGCCGCCGACTACCTCAATCTCCAAAGTGCGGTACTCTCGCTTGTGGTTGTCATGCTCCACATAGGGAGGCATACCAGCCCAGGTAAAATACCCTCCTATAATTAAAACGATAGCTAGGAGTGATCCTCCCACCTCAAGTGCTAGTTTCATTCATCCCATTCGTCTTCGTCACGTTGTCTTTTTCTGCGCTCCGAACGACGCTCCGCTATTTGAGATATTCTGATGGTAAGGTCTCTAATCTCTTCCACGTTACGCTGCACATCAGGTTTTAATGTAGCTAAAGAAGCGATAGCAATTGCATTAACAGCGTGTTCCTTATCTATCTCTCGTCTCCATTGAAACATTAATAATGCCATTCTTGCGATAATGCCGAACAATAAACCAACGAATAGGAATAAGCCACCAAGAATCCACAAGAGATATTGCGTTGTCTCTGGTCGGCCTATAAAATCGAAGCCAGGCACCTATCAACCAGCCTCCTAAAAATCCAAGGCAACAAGCAGAAGCACAAAACCAGAACACAAAAACCATTGCCTCCTTTCCGTCCTTCCGATTATTGCCAGTTTCCTGTTTCCATCTGCTTTGCTAACCTAATCGCCCTATTGCCCACTTGGTCTGCCCACTTACTATCCAGCATTTCCGCTGCTGCTTTCGGCCAGTCTTCCAATCTCATAGCTTCCAGGGCGTTTTTGAAGCCAAGAAGACCGTTGACCCCGAGATTAAAACACATATTTATCAGGACGGCGTAACGCACTTCGTCAAGGTCAGTTGCCCAAGGGAGGAATTGATTGACCTGTCCTTCGCAATCTCCGATGTCATGCCACAGGAGGTTCTTGGCCTCTTGCTCGCTGATACCCTTGTCATCGAGGTTTCGACCCACACCAATAGTTCGCTTGCCCACGGTGTCCACATAGACCTTTAGTTTCAAACCTTCATCCCGTATGAGTTGTTCCTCTAAGGTCATCTTTCCTCTTGGTTTGTGCCGAGGGCGGTAGGTCCAAGGTTGGCGAAGTGTCCACGGAGCCGCCGCCTGACCACCGTTATCTGTGCTGGAGTGTCCATTTCCAGGAGCAGAGTCCGCATAATATCGGGGTCTATCAATGCGCGATGGAGCAACTGTCGCGCTCTGTCCACGCCTATTGTCTGGCCGATCTTTTTACCCACGTTCGATAGGATGGCTGGAACCTGAATCGTGCTACTCGCCTTGCGACCTATCCACGCTCCCACACCGCGTAGCGCGACAATTAGCATATTATTCTCCAGGAGTTTTAGTGCGGTATCAGACCCACCGAGCGCACCTAGCTTTGTCGATGCGTCCACCGTTTGTGCTGCCGAGATCACCTTCTCCACCATCGCCGCTTCCTCACGGCTGTAAAGCCCCGAGCGTATAAATGCTTGCCTGTGTTCGTTCCAGAATGACCTCAACGCTCCTGGTTTTACAAAGGCTTGCATAATTTGTTCATCAAAGGAGGCAGGGAGTTCCGCTTGTTTCACATAACGGTCCCATATATTCGCTCGCAATCCGTGGATCGCTGCACCCTCGGGGTCTTTCTTTGCCATCCTGACCATTATTCCAAGGTCCTTCTCAAAAAACGCCTTGTTGGTTTGCGACAGTAACCGCCTAGTGGCATCATCGGTATTGGCTCCACGTAAGAAAAAATTGATTGCTGACTTTTCAAACTTGGCCAATGTCTTGGGCGCACGGGCGCGGAGTATGTCAACGGATTCTCCTCCCCTGATAGCGTCCATGACGGTTTCCCTAACCCTCGGAAATTCATCGAGGCCATCCTTATTCTGGAAGACCCAATTTCGCGCCCGTGCCACGTTCAACTTACCGTCCTTGTAAGCGAAGTCAGCAAAGGATTGAATGGCTGATTTCTCCACGGCATCGGTAGCGACATCGGAACTCTGGAAAATGCGCTTAAAGTCCTGGGCCGCTTCCCTGGCACCTTTGCCGGTACGGAAGAATTGTGAAATCGTTGCACTTTCGGGTACTATGGAGGTTTCTCCTAACCGTCCAGGCTGGAGTACCTTGGCTACCGTTCCACGGCGGAACTTGTCGGCTACCTCTGTCTTGAAGAATAGCCGTGCCTCCTCATACTGTAGGGCTGTCTCTGGTGCGGCCACTAGATCGTTCAGGATTGTCTCATCTATCTCCTCTTTGATGATTTCCAGCCGTTTGACGAGAGCATTGTTAGGGTCTGGCTGCACATATTCGTGGCGGATAGTTTTTGTAATACGTTTACGAAGTGCTAAAATCTCATCCAAATCCACGTTGCTTGTAACTGTTCTTTCAAACGTAAGCCCAGCACGGGTTGTGGTGGTTGTCTTAGTCTTACCCATGCCGTTGATGGCGGCGAATATATCACTTGGTATATCCTCCGGTGGGTCTGCGTCTGCTATCTTCTGAATATCTTTAGCGCGGTTGCCTTTTTTTAAGTCCGCGACCACTTGTTTCAACCTGGCAGGGCTACCCTGTACGGTCCCTTCTGGATTCACTAACTTAAATAGTTTGGTAGCCTCACCCTCCGCCAGTTCTTCAAACTTGATGAGTTCATTCCTGACTACGGCGTTCCTGCTGACATCATCGCCCTGTACTGCCGTGACCTCGGCTACTTTCGCGTCCGCTTGCTTCACAGCATTATCGAGGCTCTGGCGAAGCTGAAGCATCTTCTCGTCCAGGAAGTCTCCAAAGTCGGCTCCTTGTCCTGGAGGTCTCCCTTGTTCTAAGGTTTCCCTAACCGCTCTGCGTTCCGCCTTCACAATACCTTCCAACTCCCCCTTGAACGCCACATCGCCCGTGGCTGCTCTCTCCAGGGCAAGCATAGTTGGGTCCTCTGTCGCCTGTGCGCTTGTCGGCCTAATACCTATTTGCTCTTGAACGAACTGATCTGTGCGTTCGATCTTGCTTGCCATCTTGATAGGATCGTCGGCCATCTGAGCCTTGAGGAGACGGCGAACGGCTTGTCTTGATCCTTCCTCGGTGAAAGGTTCCTTCACCATCTGGAAACCACGCTTGGCCAGGTCGACTCCTTTACCAGTTATTGCTTGCCTAGCGGCAACTGCGAGGCCACCTGTGACCTGGCCTAATGCTTCTGCCGTTGGTGAGTCTGGGAATACTTCCTTTGCAGTTTGCGCTCCCACTCCCGCTCCTGCTGCCGCTGTCGTTTCCAAGAGGGCGGATTTTGCTGGCTCATCGCGTATGGAACGCACAATGTCGTCAAAAACACTTCGGCTGCCCTTGAGTACCTCACGGCCTACCTGTGCGGACCTGAATACGGGGAGCGCAGCCGTGGCTCCCGCCCCCAACTCCTCGCCCACTCTCTGTGTAAACCGCTCCGCAATCGTCTCTGGCTTGAAAGGCGATGTTTCCGTGGTCAGGATACCGAGGCGAGCCAACCCTTCTTTGATGCTCTTACTCCCACCAAAAGGCTTGAGCGCACCCTGAAATATCTTCTCCACACCGATAGGGTTGGTAAAATGCGGGAGGCCCACGAAGTCAAAAACCGCATTGACAGTATCAACGGGCAAACCAATGATGTTCGCCATGCCTTCATTGAACCCCGTGCCAAAGAAAAACATTCCACGGTTGATTCCCGTAATAGCCTTGATGCCCTCTTCGCCCTTCTCGATGCCAAGGCTGTCACCAAGTTGGAAACGCCCCTGCGCCGCCGATGGGTTTAATGCCGTGGTTGTAGGCCGAGGCACCAATCTTGGAACTCGACCCTCCTCAGTATCAAGCCTTAAGCTATCGCCCAACTGAAACGCTTGCGCCACGTTGTTCCCTCAATATGTCTCTGATTATTGAAATTGCATCCGCCTCTGACAATTTGTATGTGTTTTGCAAAATAGATAACGCTTCTGGATTATCTAATGCGCCTTGATTCAGTCGTGCGCGAATGTCGGCATCCCCTTCAGCCATAGCCTTCTGGATCTCGGGAATGACACTCCTGGGTCGATGGCCCACTCTCGCCTGTACGTTGTTTCTGTAAGCCTCGTCAACATCGCGCATAGTTTGTTTCATAACCTCACGGAAGAATATCGGGTCTGCCAAATCGGAACCCAAACTTTTTATGATATTGCTAACATCGAAATCTGATGTTCCTTTGCCTCCACCAGTGAGCGGGATTGCCCTGAGATAAGCAAGAATGACCACGGAGGATTGCAACTTGGCTCCCTTGATACCAATCTGGGTTAGTGCGTCTTTATAACGGGCAGGATCATTGGAGGCCGTAACACTCCATCCAAAAGACCTTGCCATGTTTCTGGTGGTTGCTAGTGCGCCCGTGAGAAACTGAACTACCCTTGCGCTCTTGCCGTGGGCTTCTGGCGTTTTCTCAAGGATGGTATCTACCCTGCTCGTCAGCCGAAATACCTGGCTTCTGGCACTACGTTCACTGAGCAAATCGTCTTTGGCCTTGTTGCTCAGTTGCATATTGATTCCAGCGTCCTCGGCCTGTCCAACATTCATCCGACCCGTCACGCCTACTAAACTAAGAACGGAGGGATCGGCGGGTCTTTGTCTGCGTTTCTGTTCTGCAAATCTGACCCCCCCCGAACTTCGTAACTCCGCTTCCGTTTGCCTGGACAATGATGCGTTATGCGCCGTCAGGTCCTTTCTCGCCCTGTCCAGATTAGTATTCTGCTCCTTCAGCGGATCCTTGCCAGCACCACGCGCCTGAAGTTGTTGTAGTTTGCCCTCCTCGCGCTGGACTCGTTCAAAAAGCCGCTGTCCCTTGGCATCGCGCTGGCCAGCTTGTGGCTCGGTCTGTGTTGGCTGTGGGGGTTGCTGGAAATCGCCAGCCCGTGTAGGTTGCGCGGCAACGCCTAGATTCCTTGAGCGGGTTCTTGTCTCCTCCGCTGCGGCTTTAGCCTCGGCCTCATCCTGCACCACTTTCCGCAGCCTATTGTTCTCCGTGGTCTGACGCTTGATGAGGGTGTCCATGCCTGTGGTGTCGCCCTGGGGGTCCTTGGCCACCGTTCCCCGGCGTTCCTCAAGTACGCGCAGTTTGGTCTCACCCTGTTGTACTGCAACCTCGGCTGCGCTCTGCCTCGGTTGACTGATCGGTGTCTCAGTGATCGGTTGCTTTATGGGTCGCGCTTCCAACTCCCTGGTTTTCTGTCCCTGCTCCATTTGGCCTGCGAGTTCCCGCATGGCGATGAGACCAAATTCCATGCCGTGCTTGTTGATAAGATCGTTGGCCGTATCGAGCGTCAGGTCAGGAGCGCGGCGTTTTAGAGCGTTGAGTTCTTCCAAGAATCGCTCTTGGTCTTTCCCACTCTTCTTTGCCAACCCCTCCAACATATCTCTGCCCTCGGGAAAGAACTGTATTAAGTCTGTGTAGGCCTGTGTCCTAGATGGTCCCGGCGCAGTAGTGTTGTTGATCTTCAAGATGGCATTGCTGAGTTCAAGGCCCTTTTGCTGTTTGGCCAACGCATCCTTCCGCTTCCTGTCCTGTATCGACATCCCAAATGAGAAACCCGTCTGGAACCCCTGAGACAGACCTCGGGACAAACCGCCTATCGCTGCACCGAAACTACCTTGAGCCATAGTAATCCGTCCTCCCTTTACTTACGGCTAAGTCAAACAATGGCCGCACAAGCCTCTTGAGCCAAGGACGATGCCGCATAAACAGGCCAGCACCGTGGCCATAACGGAGATATAGTTTGCGGCAAATATCAGCAAGCCGCCCCTTCCACCCCTTAAAGATCCAATGGCGAGCCATCCAGAAATCCTCGCTGCCATACCCGTAGAGTTCAGCGGCTATCCAGCAAAATGCTAGACCTGCGCCAGCGGCAATACCGACTACACTACCGATACCCTGGAATATGGAACCAAAAGTTTGTTGCTGAGTCTGAAATGCATTGAGATTAAACTGATCCCTAAACTGCCTGTCCTGACGTTGCCCTGCTACCAGATTACCGAACCCTTGTGCGCCGCCACCGAAGGCCTGGGCCGTGGCGAAACCCTGACTGGCTACTCCAGCCGCTCCGGTGATATTCGGTATCTGCGCGGTGTTTAACCCCGTGAAGTTTGTTCCGATTCCAGGAAACGTATCGCCAAAGGTTTGACGGTTAGCCGCCTGTCGGCTGATACTCAAGGATTCAATCTGGCTAATGTCACCACGGCGAGCCGCGTCAAAGGTCTGCTGCTTTCTCTGCTCAAACTCTGCCAGGGCCTCGATACCAGCACTTGAAGTCTCAAAGCCTGGACCTAATTGGCGCAGGAGATTTTCCTTTAACTGCTCCTCCGCCTTATTGAACTCAGCCACCAGACCCGAAGCCACCGGCAATTCACCCTTGAGCGCGGCCTTGCTCCTCTCAAGTTGAAGCTGCTCGACCTCACGCCTGATTCCACCAAACTGTGCCTCGTCTTGACGGATGCGTTCAAGCTGCTCGATGTTCATCTGAATCCCGAGGTTGGATAGTTCAAGCTGTGCGGCCTGTAACGCCTCTTGCGTCGGTAAGTTCTCTTGTTGAATCCGCAACTGTTCTGCGGCAATCTCCAGTTGGGTCCTGTTGATGCCTAACTGCTCTGATAGTTGATCGCGCTGCTCCTGCCGCTGCGCTTCAAACTGCGGGTCCTGGGTGAATCCTATAACCTCACGCTGCCCGTCAATATCGCCAAACTCTGGTATGAGTCCAAATTCCTCAAATAGAAACGGCGCAAGAAGGTCCTGTTGCCGCGCTGTGCGCTCCAGGATGTCCCTCTGAGCGCGTAACAACTCAGTTTGTTCGCGGGTGTTTTCTGTTTCTGCCGCGCTAGGCCGACTCGGTGATGGTGCTTTTCCGCCCATTTGCAATCTCCCTTCGATAAACTAGAAGGTCGCCCTCGACCCCATAGGGCGTAAAACCCATGACCTTCTCTGCTATCTCTCGCCACTTCGCGTTTGTGTCATCCGCATCAATGGTGAAGAAATAGTAGCTGACCTTGGCTGCTCGCAGCAGGTTCTCATAAGCCTCCACAAGCCTCCACAATACTATTAGCGGCAACGCACCCTCTCTCTTGGCTATAATGAGAGGGCCAGCGCACAACATATCCTGACGCGGGTATGTGCCAAGAAACCCGATAATCTTCCGCTCTCGCTCCGCTACCACCGTTGGCCAGCCCAAGCGAGACGGCGCACCAAAGTCAGGTTGTTGTTTCCAGATGGAATGACAGGCACGGTAATCAACCAAGTCTGTGGCCAGCCTATACTTTGTGTCCCTCGGTTTCAGGCTTTTCCTCCCCGTTCTCCCATTGCTTGAGTTCACGGCGGAAGGTGTTTAACCAGGTAGCAAAAAGAGGACGAAGTTCCACCTTGTCGAATACGTCTCTCAGCCATTCGTATTCGCTCCGCTCTAACTCAAGCGCGTTTTGTGTATACTCGTAAAGTTGATCCTGGATGCGGCCAAAGATACGGCTATCGTTCCTGTTGAGTTTCTGATGCACCGCGCCCGCCGCCTCCAGTACCAAGAACACGCTAATGTCACGGTTTGTCTCAAATTGCTCCCGGTCCCGAGGGCGAAGCCGGTAGTCTAGGTCCAAGTTAATTGATCTCATTTATTCCCCTATACTGCGTCTAACTGGATATGATACTCAGTTCCATTGATCCACAGTGGAAACTTGTGTGAGGGCGTGAACGTGCCAACAACGATAGGGTCTGTCTCGAATCGGAAAGCAATGGTAGCGTCTGTCGCCCCCGCCGAACTATCATCAGCAAATATCTGAATCATCCCGGCTGGACTTGTACTCGGCACTGTGCCGTCTGCGTCGATTCCAAGGACGCTTGTACCGCCTGTTCCGAACGCAGTAACATTGATCCCTAAGTTATCGTCAATGGTTACGGTAATTGATGCGTTAGAAATCTGTATCTGGTCACTTCCATTTAATATTATACCGGCAATGTTATTATCGTCAGCGGCATTTCTCCAGTTGATACCTTCATTGTTTGTCATTCGGATTGTACCTGTTACGCTCGGAGTCGCACCTAATGCCAAGGTTGACCATTCCGAAACATACCACTGTGCTGTACCCTTCATTTCGTTGATGATAAATCGCAACCGTTCCAGTTCCCCCGTCAGCGTGGTCGCAAGACTCTCGCTGCCAACCTCGCCTGGGTCCGTGGTCGTTTGCATCGCAGCGACGTTGGTGGAGGCATCGTCGTAAGTTGCTGGTGTCTGGTCGATGTGGTTCTGATGATCGGTATTATAGATGTTGGCCGTTAAAGTCAGACCCGCCGCTCTTGTCGTATGGCTATAACCTGCTCCCATTTTATAATCTCCTGTGGCTCACCGGATCACGGTTCCACAGATGCCACCTTACCTCACCTAACCCCCGTGCCTCATCAATCCTGGCTTGCTCCATATCAATCGCATACATATCCTCTAAATCCTCAATCGTGAGATTGTTGGAGCAATTTTTACAGGTGGCGGTAACGTGCTTGGAGCCGTCATCGAAAGTGAGTTCTAGTTCCTGGTAGTTGGGAAGGCTTGCCATGATTAGCCTTTCCCGTTTAATGGTTTGACCTTTGATAACTGTCTGCTCAAAGAACCTCTCATCTGGAATAAGCGTCCGTATTGGTAGGTCACACAGTTTGCAGTTGACCGTTTCCACTACGCCAGGGCTGAGTGGGTGCGTTAGAATAAACGCTTTCACCTTTCCCGGTCTGCGTGATTTGGTTCTGTTTATTTTGTCCCTGATTTCCTGGGGAGGTCCTGGCGGATTAGCTTGTGCCACAACTAAATCCTTTCATCGCTCGGCCTAAAATGGAGATACATTTTGGCCACGCTGAAATCTTGGGCTGTGCCATTGTTTCGCCCGACGAGCGAAATCCGTCTGCCGCTACCGTGAATCTGGCGTTTCTTGTTAAGTACGCTGTCACCGGCCAGAACATCGGTTCCTAAGACAAATGTTCCCAAATCTCCTCCCGATTGGCCCATGTTGAACGTGATTGTTTCCGTAATGTCTGCATCTATCACAACGTCCACATTGAGGTTCCAGTTTCCTTTGGGTTCCACTACCATTTCAAGGAAGTCGAAATTCTTGCGCTTGGTGCCGAACTTAGGGTCCAGGTATGACAAGTCAGTGTGCGGTGTCTGGAACTCGCCGTTGTAACCCGAGGCATCATGGGACCTTGTTTCCTGATCGAGCAGCCTCACAAACCCTGCGTTATCACCGTAAACTGGCCGTGGAATATCGTTGCTGTCTCGCTTCATCCACATGGATTCCGCCGTGTCCCTGTCATTCCAGCGAAACCTCGCCAGATCGAGACGGTTTAGGTCTATCACTAACCTTCTGGTATTCGTGGTTGCCCCTACTCCAGCCATGGAAAAGTGAGCCTCCCGCTTGTCGGCGTAGTAAATCCCCTTCACTTGCTGCAACTGCCCGAGGTTGGAGTTTTCCCGTATCCAGGTGCCTATCTCCTGGGGTATGCCGATGTTACGGCTGGAAACATCCCCGAACGCGCTGACAGCGGATATAAGCTGCGGGTTGGCACTCTGATCCAGGAACAAAACATCGTCGTCAATGTAGATGACCCCATGTGGGCTATAACATCCTACTCCGTCACTGATTTTGACGACCCGCCAGTTGGCCAGAGTCGAACTGGAGGTATCCACGGCATAGACACCCCGAGGCTTCTTGAAGGTAATAAGGAGTCCCTTATAGCTGATACCCGCCGTGATACCGTCACCCTCGCCAGGATAGACCGCCACGGTCCCTGTGGTGCCACCTGTGAACACTTCATGGTCTCCAGGGTCCGTATAGTACCACCTGTGCGGGTCATTGCCGTTACCCGCCCCCCAGAGCCTCTTTTCATGGAGTACCCCAATGGTGGGCTGGTTGGCCCCTGACCAATCGGATGGCGGCGTAGTAAGGTCGCCGCTGGTGCTGGCATCCCCGTTCACAAACTGAACCACGTTTTGGCCGGTAAAGATAAATAGCTTTTTATTCTCGCTTGCGTCCTCGGCTCCACCATCGACAAAAAATGGACGAGTATCTGAAACCGTAAGGCTGGATTTCAAGGTGGTCCCAAACGAACCGTCTCCATCGTCTCTTAGAATGTCGCCAGCGGAAGTGACCACCACCATCCTTTGGGTTCCCGTGGTAGGGTGCCAATCCCAACCGGCCAGTATCGTGGGAGCCGAGGAGATGGCACTGGAATTGTACTTGGTAGTGCCACCCTCTTTCTGCACCGTCCCGGCTTCATAGGTCACGTTCAGGGCGCGGAGAAGCTGTGTCACCCGTATCTGGGAGAGGTTCTTGTTCCCCGTAAGTCCGTCTGGACCCAGAGGTATTTCTGCGACTAAACCCTGATAACTCACCCTATAATAACCCCACTTTCAGTTCTCGGCACCGTCAACGCCCTATTAATCTGCTCTGGCCTCGGGTCAATCTGTCCGAGTCTACGGCTGTGGCTGGCCATCTTATGTCTGTTCTCATTGGCCATGGCCTTGAGACCTGCCCTAGCCAGCAAACCGGCACCATCAGCGCGGTTGTCGTTCTTGTCTTTGAACAGGAAGAAAGCACCAAAGTCGGCCAATAGCTGGCGGTACTGAATCGGCACGGCGGGTTCCTCCGAACCCGAGTCAGTCAAGTCGGATTGCAGCTTGAGATAGTCGTATTCAACCCTGATAAGCCCCGTGCTAGTGGTCAGGCCATAGTGGGACATCCTAATCTTTTGCTCCGCTACATGGGCAAAGTTCCTTGGGACCCCCGATTGCATGAGCCTCAATGGATACCGTTGCTCCAATTCGCTCAAGGCTATGCCCTCAATAATATCCCTACCCTCCGCCTGAACCCTGAGAGGGCTGACCATTCGCAACACATTGGAGTTCAGGGAGTAGTCCAGTTTCCACAGGGCATAGCCCGCCGCTGTGTCGGTTGCCCCAGTATAAACGCTGTCCAGGGTCGCCACGGCTGTCGCCATGGAACTCACGCGCATAACGTCAGAGTGAGTGCCGACCTTGAGAAACCAGTTGGCCACATCGCTATCTATGAGCGGAGTGGGGGTGGCTGAGAATGTGGCTGTCAGGCTGTTATTGGTAACAGACACGGTGCCGCCGTTTATTCTGGGTTCAAGGGTCAGAGTCAAGGGTGGGTCGCCAAGTAGCCACCACCAATCCTCGTTGATGGTCGGATCCAACTCCGTGCCGCCCATCCACATGGACTTGTAAGCACGGTTCAGCACCACCAGGGCGCGAGCGTCAAAATCACTGGTGCCGTCAGTCAATTCGCCATTCTGCGATAGAATTTCGTTTACTAGGTCAGCGGAAAATTTAAGATTCGCCATAATTCCCAAAGCAGAGGAAGAATGAATCCACCCCTGCCCCTCCTACGTCTGCTGATTATCTGATACTCACCCGTGACAACTGACACTTCCTCAAGGATAAGCAAATCCAATCCATCCTCAGTAAGAAACCTGTCGTCGTTCTCTGCCAGAAGATACTCAACGGGCATTTATCGCCTCCACCACCTTGCGGTGGACAGACTTCCCCATTAGTTCCTCCCATGTGACTGTCGAACTCAGGTAAGTTAGTTCCTTAATCCAAAGGTTGGCCAGTGGGGATTTTTTTGTCTCCGGCCAGCAAGGTATTCCCGCCGTATAGTGAATGATCTTGGCCTTTCGGTTAGGCTCCTCGTAGCCAATGAGAT